GTGTTGATGTTAGACTGAATAGCAGCCCGCTCAGAAGACTTGTCACCGTCAAGAATAATAATCTCCTGTACGTTACCACCAAATGAGTACTGTTGATTATTCCAGGTATTAAGAATTCTATCCCCTCTAAAATCTCCAGATCTATTGTAACTAAATGTAGAAGCAATACTATTCTTTTGTGCTGTAGTAATATTGCTAGAGTCTCTCCTCACGTTAAATACCATTTGCCCCATTTGATACCATCGAAGAGTGTTACTTCCATCGTCATTAAAGTTGCGGAAGTTGTCCGTTTCGCCGTTGTTTAACTCAAAATTCATTTGATAATCTCTAATCCAAATCCTGTTGTCGTTACCTGTTTGAGTTCCAAAAATTATTCCGTGGTTTCCGTTGTTTACGGTTTTTTGACACACCATGAAAACATCAAACTCACCAGAAGCACTAAACTCAGATTCCATCAACATACCAGCGTCAATTGTTTCTACGCAGGGTTTTCCGTTGTCTGTAATGACAGACCCAGCAGACACAATCTGTGGCTTTCTGCTTGAGTACGAGGTGCTGCTTTCCCACGTGGCGTCATTGCCATCACCAGTGGAGCCGCCTTGGGCCTGATCATACCACTTCACAAGGTACCCATCGCCGCTACCGCAGTGGGTCAAGAGGGCTGTAGTGTCTAACTCAAGGCTAGAACTAAAGCCTATGTCAGCTTCTACGTTGCTATCGTTGACAACTCTTATTGCGGCTCCTCCATAAAGATTATTTAAAAGCCTTAGACTATAAGCGACAGAGGTTCCGCCAAACCCGTTTGCGTCGCCTACAACAAGACCTGAAGCTCCGAGTTGACCAGCGATAACGATCTTAGTTGAAAGGGGAGGCGTACCAGTAGACTGAGCATTTAAAAAGGTGTCAGTAGACTGAGATATAGATGAGGCCAGAGTGGTAGATGTATAGGTTGTTCCCTGTGTCCAATCAGCTGCTGTGTCTGGGTCCGCGAAAGCCTTGTCAGAATAGTAGCTGGTTCTAGTCAAGGTCTGACCAGAAGCTGGAAACGCACCAAGTTGTCTTTGGAAACTTCCCTGCCCGTCAGCTCTAGCTGTGTAGTAGTATTCAATATCCTCTGTAGCACCAGTAACCTTTGACTCAGCGTCAGAATTAAATTTATTGTAATAAAGATTCGGCGTTGTATCTAGGAGTACGTTACCAGAAAGTGCTGGCAAAATGATGTTGTTGGCCGAAGAGTTGCCTGTCACCATAATAAAGGTGCCAGGGTTGGTGTTGTTTATGTTATGGCTTGTTGGACCAGAAAGCCCCGCTGGACTCGTTGAATCCGAAAAGTGAATGGTCTTCAGGGAGCTGCCAAGGATAAACGAATCACCCTTGGTTACCGCTGGTCCAGAATTGAAGCCATTCCAGTTCATGGACCCACTGAAATATGCGTTACCGCCCGTCCTGAAGTGATTTGATTCAAGCGTCCCTATAACCTCTACCTCACCGTAAGACCTAAGCCCCTGCTGAAAAACAGCCTTGTTAGATACTCTCGACTCTAGGTCTAACTCGTAATGCTTCTTGTCTAAACGAATTATCTGATCGTTAGTATTAAAGAGCACATAGAAATAATCTGGCGTAGAGAAAAGACCAGAAGGCCATGCAAAGCCTTCCTGATTCCAAGAGGGGTATTGTGTGCCAAAAGCTTGCTCTATATAGCTCTGTTCAAGATGAACTGGGGTTTGATCATCTGTATATGTAGATAGGTCAAATGCGGTAGAAAGAGTAAGAGTATGCAGGTCGTGATGCTGCCTTCCAGAGACATAAGCTTTGGTTCCGTTTTCATTAAATGTCAACCCGATGACGTAACCTTCGTTATTTCCATACGAAGCCTCTGTTACAGAGAGTGTAACAGACTTAGAGGCGTTGTAAACCGCCGTAGATAAATCCCAAGATGTAGAAAGGTCAAAATGAGAAAAGGTGTTAGGGTTTCCAGCCCTTCCGACGTACATTACGCTCCCGTCAGGGTTGAATGTAACTGAGTACACGCTATTTCCGTGTGAGGTTGATTCTATATCTAGATATGCTGTTGGGGTGGCAGACATAGTGGATAAGTCCCAAGCCGTAGTGCAGGTATACTCCTGAACCTCATCCCGTTGGTCGCCAGAAATAAAGAACTTTTTTCCATATGTTGCTGTATCGCTAGGATCATTGGCAACGTGCATATTGTACAAGCTGCCTTCACGACCTTCACCCCCGATAGATGAAGATCCAAGAAGATCAACCGAGGTAACTGTAGCGGTTGAGGATATAGAGCTCAAATCCCAAGCTGTAGGTAAGTCTACAGATTGTATGTCGTCGCGACCACTTCCAACAATAAACAACCTTGTTCCGTCAGGCTTAAAAAATAAATCTCTTGGGTGTCCTTCACCAAACGGAACCTCAACGCCGCTTGTGTTATAAGACCCCACACCAATAATCTGCTCGCTTCTTACCAGCCAATTCCTTGGGTCTTCGGTGTCTACATAAGAAGATGAAATACCATCAATCCCTACACTTCCTGGCTCCCACTCGCTATTCGTGTTGTTCCACACTAAAGCCTGGCCGTCTGCTGGGGCTGCCGTAGTGGTGTCTACATCGTTTAAATCATCAATGCTTGAAGTTGAGATATCGCCAGCAGGACCCGTTGAACCTGTATCTCCCGTAATCCCCTGTATCCCCTGAGCTCCTGTCTGACCCGTAGGTCCTTGAGGCCCTGTAGGTCCAGTAGAACCCGTAGCGCCAGTATTTCCTTGAGGGCCTGTATCGCCTGTAGGTCCTTGTGGCCCTGTAGCTCCAGTATCACCTGTGTCGCCCTGTATGCCTTGAGGGCCAGCAACCGTAGAATCGTCTCCAGTCTCTCCTTGTATACCCTGTATACCCTGTATGCCCTGAGGACCCGTAGGCCCTTCAACGCCTTGGATTCCTTGAATTCCCTGGATGCCTTGATCACCCTGAGGACCCGTAGCTCCAGTACCTCCTTTAGGGCCTTTCTTCTCTAAAGTAATAGTGACTTTAGCCATTATACAGCAGTTGAGATGTCTTCTTTAACAGTGAAGTTTCCTCTTAAAATAGTAGTCACTTTTGAAAAACCATCTACAAGGACTTTGTACTGCAAGTCATAAGTGAAGCGACCAACAGGAAGCCTGGAAGTTGATTCCGCTGTTGCTCTTAGAGTTACATTGCCTAAGTCGTCTATATTCTCAAAAACAAAAATAGGAGCCTCTGCATCTTTAGTAGTAGAAACCCCCTTCGTAGCCGACTCTGTCAAAGCAGACCCAGCAACCAGAGTTCTTTTTTGAGAAGAGATTTGAGATCCTTGGGGCTGTACACTGTTTAAAGTTTTTATCTGTATGATGAATTCATATCCGTCAGTAAGCAAAGGAAGAGCTGCGGAAGCACTATCCTTTATGTTTAAAAACAACTCAAATGAATCACCTCTTTTGCAAGATACGTCCAGCTTCTCTGATACGTCTAGGTTAGCTTTTTGTGCCATATTAAATAAATGATTGATTCATAGGTTCTTGAATTTCACCTCTACTCCCGTCGCGCTGAGAGATAAGTTTGCTTTGTTCTGCTGATTGCTTTTTCACTCTAGTATCTTTTCGGTCCTCTTTAAGAACTTCAAGTTTTTGCTTAAATTCCTGGTCGTCCGTTTTAATACCGAGAACAGCCTGAGCTTTAATCATCTCAATTTCTTTTCTGAATTGATGCTTTACCTCTTCGAGCTGAGCTTCTAGCTGAGTCTCTAATTGCATTTTCTGAGTGTCTATCTGAGCCTGCATTTGGATCTCTTGCATTTTAGCCTGAGAAGCAGCCTGAGAAGCAGCCTGAGCTTGCTGAGCTTGAGCTTGAGAGTTTTGCATAGCAATAGCTTGTTGCTGTGCTATTCTTTTCTTTCTCCTCACAACTAACAGCCTCTCTGCTTGGTTTACATCCTTAAGCTGTCTTACTGCAATAGCATCCTCTAGGTCCAGTTCTTTCTGCTGCAAAGCCATCTGTATATTCTGCTCTAAGTAAGCTTTGTCTTTATCCTCCATTTCCTTTACCACCTGAACACCGAAGTTGTACATAGGAAGGTCATTAAACGAAGACAGAACAGACATATTCTCTTTACCAATAGCGTTAGCATATATGCTATAAATAACAGAATCAGGAGGTAAGATCTGTAAACACTTAACTATATCCTCGCAAACTTCCTTGAACAAAACCATAGAAGCATTCGTGATGTCATAGATAGCGTTATTGCCTGCCGCAATAGCGTTTTGCTGAACACCTACAAGGGTATCCCCTTTAGGAGTGGAGGAGTCCATCATTTCATTAACACCCGTAGCATCACGGATCATTTTTAAATAATGATTGTACAAACCAATCAGCTCGTTTACATTTCTGATAGAGTTACCAATTTCTCTAACGGGTGGGTTTTGGAACCCTCCTTCTGGATTTTTGCTTCTGTAATAGAAAACTCCAGTCTGTTCATAGATATCATGCAAGTCAAGAGGCTGTAAATCACCCCCTTTACCTAACTGCACATTTTCAAGCCCTTCAATATCAATAATGAGACCGTCTGGTTTTGCTTTTGCAATAGCCTGCTGAAGCTTTAAGTGAGTTAATTGCAACATGTCCGCAAAGCCCATACACCCGTCTACCATAGACTTAGGCATCATATTACGGATGTTAGTTGCAACGACCGAATAAGAAAGTCTAGCCTTGGAAATATCTTGAAGGTTTTTAGGGGAGTTCTTAACTCTACCGTAATTAAAAATTACATCCTCTCCAAGTACATAGCTCCCACCGTAAACAGTGCTAACCTCCATTTTGTGAGGCTTTCTCTCAAAAACACTCCCCTGCTTAGACTGATAATCAAAGCCTTTCATAAAGAAATTAGTGTTCCCAAACTTGTTTTCTTTCTCTTCGAAATAAATACAATCGACAGAGATAAACTCAAAATCAAGGACATCAACCATGTACTCGTCGTAACCGTACTCGCTGCGGCTAAGAGACTTGTTGTAGCTACTCCTGTTCAACGAGGCTGAGCTATTGCCGTTCTTCCCGCTTACGTTAGTTGCGATTTTTTTAAAGACGTCTTCTTCAATTTCGTGACCACCTAACCTCTTAAGCTCTCCGATAGAGATACGCTTTACATGGCCCCCATATATAAGGTCTTGAAAGCTAGGGTCTTCTGTATAGCTATGAATAAAGTTGACTGGATCAACGTACTCTGTCTTAATCCCTTCATTTGGATCATTGCTTCTTTTCGTGACGGCCATGCCTAGCGCCACGATATCATTAACGCACCGTCTAAATGTTCCGTCAGTAAAATTGTTCCAGGACAGAGTCATGTTTGTACCTATCTGCGCAGCAATCTCAGCATCAGTTTTTATGTTTGTCCCCATAAAAATCTCAGCCTCTTCAGCGGTGTCAGGCAATTGATCGGGATCGATATCTAGAACTAAACCGTTCTTTTCCTTAAGCTTTTTAAGCTGCTCTTTAGATGCAATTTGCCGTTCAATTTTTGCTTTTTTCTGGTTCTTTTCAGAAGAAGAAAGCGGATCAATAGCCTCAAGATTCGGATAAGGATTTCTTGAAAGGATTTTATTTACTACAACCCTAACAAACTTAGGCAGGATAGGCACAGGAGTGTAATCCATATTAACTAAACTTCCGTCCCCGTCATTAGGATTTAGGGACCTTAAAAGTTTTTTGTATATAGACGTATCCTGAACGCCATTAGCATAATCTCTATTCTTTTCAAATACAGCAGATCTTTTGCCGTATAAAGAATTAGATTCAGATATCTGACCCCACTGAGACTCAATGGCCTTAGCGTACTGTAATCCATACTGCTGAGTTTCTTTTTGTGAAGTTTCAGCCAACGGATCTGGGAAAGACATGCCTTTATTCTTGTTGTCCTGATTGTTCATGTTGATGTCGCAGTCTTACGTATTTTGCAAATATAACAAATACTCAGTAGACCTTATATCTCCTGAAAAATTGCTTGTCTTCAAAGTTAGAACTTACCTTTTCTTTCTTAAATTTCTGTGCACCCAGCAAGGCTAGCCCAGAACTAATTGTTAAGTCAAACTTAGTTCTCTTGTCTATCTTGTAGCCAATCCAGTCCTCTAAAGTCCTGTTAAAGTACATATTGCCAAACTCATCAGACTCTGGCTTTATACCTACGTGATCGTGGATATAAGCCTCGATAGCCTGAGCGTGAGACTGGATAACATCCTGAGAGTTAGAAGGAATACCTTTAGTCCTTACGTTTATAGAGGAATTGCTAGTTTTAAGGTGCTCTGGCCGATCCATGAGATAACCGTCATATCCTCTCGACTCAAAGTACCTTACGATGCCGTACTTATTGTTCTCCACCAGTAAAGGATACCCATAAAAGAAAGCGCACATAAGGACGTCTTCATAGAAGATACTGGCTAGGTCTGGACGAGAAGCATACTCCACTACAAACATATTTGCAGGGACATCCATGTTGAATTTGTTGTACATATGGAGAGCTCCTTTAGACCCTCTACCATCCACTGTAGCGTCTAGGTCATATGAGTCAACCCCGCCTACCCCGATATGTTTATTAGGGGCGATCTTCTTGCCTCTTTCGTCAGCCTTGTTGTTCCTAAGATGATCAGGCGGCATCCAGGCAACTCGGAACCTTCCGTTTGGATCTGGAGAGAACACTACTTCTTCATCTTTCTTTCGCCACACAAAGTTGCCCTGTACGACAGGATTGGGGTATAGGTCGTCATTAAACTCTATCTGCTGATAGATCTTACCTATATTAAATAAGCTTCCTTCTATGCTGTCCCTAAATGCCTCGTCTGTAGTGAAAGGGAACTGCCTAATAACCTCATTGAGCTCCGAGGGGTCATCTTTAAAAGATTTCCTATCGTTTTTCAAGTAAGTCTTACTCCCTTGGTCAATCATTTCC